TTGCTTTTCGAGAGAAAACGGAGTTGGAAAAGAGAGTGGATGCGATTGAAAGGGGACAGGAAATTCAAAATGGAGCATTAGAAGATCTTGGCCAAGTTGTATCTGAAATTGCGGAAGGAGGAGAAAAGTAATGGTTGCATTTTATGTAGATAGAATTGCAAAAGGGTTCATGGAACTAGAACAGGTTCCTACTTTATGGAAGGAAAAAGTGAAAGAAGAACTAGGAAAATAAGAGGGGTAATGAAGAATGGAGATCAGAGCGAGACCGTGAACCGGTCTTATTTTTGTGTAAAAAATGATAGGAGAGAAGTGGGTATGAATACTCAGTGGATTGCGCTTGTAATATCGCTGTTGGGATTTTTGGCATCAGTATATTACAGCAATAAAAACAGCAAAAAAACAGATATAGATGATGCAGTGAAACGAGCGGAACTGAATACTAAAATCAGTACAAAGCTGGATAATATTGCCTCTGATGTACGGGAAACATCAAAAAATGTTGACAGACTGAGGGAGGAAATCGTGGAACATGGAAGCCGGATCACGGCTGTGGAGCAGTCCGTTAAATCAGCACATCACAGAATTGATAAGTTGGAAAAAAAGTGAATAAAAGGAGGAGTGACTTATGGTAGAAGCGATGCAGTTGGATATTTTTAAAATGGTGATGGAGAATCTCAATCTCCTGATTTTTGTGGCAGGGGTTATCTGTTTCCTGACCGTTGTGATTACCCAGGTGACAAAAGGACTGCCGGGACTGCGCAGCATCCCGACCGATTTACAGGTTCTGGTGCTGTCTGTGGCGTTTACCCTGGTGGCGTACTTTGCCTATGTGGATATGACGGGCTTCCCGGTGACATGGTACTTTGTCATTGCCATGATCGTGATCGGATTTGTCCTGGCACTGGTAGCGACCAAGGGCTGGACCTATGTGGCAGATCTATTCTGGAGATTCCAGCACAAGGGGGATGATGCAGATGCGGACGAAGAAGAATAAATTACTGAAACGAGGAAGGGCGGTTGCGTTGGCAGCCGTCCTTTTCTGTACCCTGATTTTGGGGACAATGGCCGTGGTGCCGCCGATCCGGGCGGAGGCGGCGCCCATCAACGGATTGCCGATCAACCAGAAGCTTCAGACCATCAATGCGTCCAGCCGGTACGGGAACGGGATCAAGTACATCGTAGTGCATTATACCGGGGCTCCGGGAAGTGCCGCAAACAATGCGACCTATTTTTCAACTGGATACCGTGGGGCGTCCGCCCACTATTTTGTCGGGTATTCCGGAGAGGTCTGGCAGAGTGTGTCTGACAGTCTGGCGGCCTGGTCGGTAGGCGGCAACAAATACCCAGGCACAAAGGGCGGAAGCGTCTATGGGAAATGCACCAACTACAACAGCATCAATATTGAGATGTGTGTAAGGACGTCCGGGAGCCGGAGCGATACGTCCAAGGACTGGTACTTTGAAAACGCCACGATCAACAGCACAGTGAAGCTGGTGCAGGGGCTGATGAAGAAGTACAATGTTCCCCTGTCCCGTGTGGTCCGGCACTATGATGTGGTCGGGAAATACTGTCCGAATCCGTTTGTACTGAACGACGACCCGGTAACATGGAGCTCTTTCAAGAGCATGGTAGCCGGGGACAAAGATCTGCCGCCGGATACGGGAAGTTCCAGTACATCCACAAAACCGTCCAAACCGTCCACTGGCGGGTCCGTATCCTCATCCGGAATCAATGTCCGGTATCAGGCATATGTGAATGGCCAGTGGCTTCCGTGGGTGACAAACTATAATAATGTCAGTTCCGACGGCTACGCAGGGATTCCGTGCAGGGCGGTCACCGGACTGAGAGCGTATACAGTTGGCTCCCAGTCCGCAGTTGGAAATTTACAGTACCGGGTACACTTGAGGGGAGGCCAGTGGCTGCCTTGGGTGACGGACGCATCCGGAAAGGCTCCGAATGATTACGCCGGGATCTATGGACACGTCATCGACGGAATCCAGGTAAAGCTTGTCAATAAACCGGGATATCATGCGGAGGTACGAGTACAGCTCACCGACCGAACCGGATGGCTTTCCTGGTCCAGCCAGTACAGCACGGGCGCGGATGCCTACGCCGGGATCTATGGGATCGGGATTGACCGGGTACAGATACGGATTGTAAAAAATTAAAGAAAGAAGTCAAAAGGCGGGGAGAAATCCCCGCCTTTTGCAATACATGGAGGTCAAGAAGATGAATGAATTACAGATTTTCAAAAGTGAAGAATTCGGAGAAGTCCGGACAGTAACTATTAACAATGAGCCGTGGTTTGTGGGTAAGGACGTAACAGTGGCATTAGGGTATGTGGACACAAAACAGGCAATCAGGGTAAATGTAGCCGATGAAGATAAAAAGCATTTGCCTAAGAGAGCATTTGGAGGGTGTACATCTACAACCTCCGAAATTAATAATAACGGGGCGATTGTCATTAATGAATCTGGATTATATGCGCTTATCTTTGGAAGTAAGCTTGAATCAGCAAGGAGGTTCAAACACTGGGTGACAAGTGAAGTCCTTCCAGCAATCCGAAAACATGGCGGATATATGGCAGGGCAGGAGAACATGAGCGATGATGAACTTTTGGCAAAAGCCTTGATGGTAGCACAAAGCAAGATCGAGGAAAACAAAAAACAGATCGAGGAAATGAAACCACATGCCGTACTGGGAAAAGCAATTACAACGGCAAATACGTCAATTCTTGTGGGTGATCTTGCAAAGATTCTAAAACAGAATGGAATCGAAATCGGAGCAAAACGTCTTTTCCAGTGGATGCGGGAGAATGGGTATTTGATTAAACGAAAAGGGACGGACTGGAATTTACCAACACAGCGTAGCATGGAACAAAATCTGTTTGAAATCAAAGAATCAGTGCACATAGACGGGAACGGGTGTAACAGAATTACAAGAACACCTAAAATCACAGGAAAAGGTCAGGAATATTTTATCAATAAATTTCTGATTTAAGGACGAAAAGTTTTTGAAGAATCCCTCCGGGGCATACACTTCGGAGGGAGAAAATATTGTATCATCTTTGGCTTTTCTTTCATCCTAATAATGTTTTCTTATTAATCTTTACATTTTTGTTTGTAACAAATTTGTGACAAAAGTGCCGAAAAACGGCGTAAATACGTTATATTTTCATAATAGCAAATTATCCATATTCAATAGGGTTCGATCATTATCTTTATAAAGAAACAAAAGATAAAAGAGGATTGAATAAGACGAACTACGTTTATTATTTCTTAATGTTAGGGGTTATGATTTTATGTCCGTTTCTTGTAATATGTTTTAATCATTACTTGGGTTATCTATATAATTTGACATGGATTCACAAAGTTGCTTTTATTATTATTGAAGTATTTACATTTTTTGTAAGCAGATTGTATGTAAAGAGAATTTTATCCTATGCGAACGAAAAGGATGCTGTCTATTGTCGGAAAGTAGAATAGTTACTGAAAAAAGCGTTCACAGATCTTACATCCTACCTTGCGGTACAAAGAGAACTGTGTTACAATAAATAATCAAATAAGAGAAAGCGATGAAGAGAACCAGTAGGTATCTGAAGTTGTTACAGAGAGTCCCGTTTGCTGAGAGTGGATACAAGGAAAGATATTTTGAGAATTCAAAGTTCCTGCAAAGGAATCGAATAACGCCTTGGAGCTGCATACCGACTGCATTGATTGGCAATGCTGAGACTATGATGGGAGCGCCCATTACAGCGCAGGAGTATCGATGGCTATCTGTACTTTTTCTGAGTCCGCATAGACGTCCGTACTTATCGAGGTTTATGTTGTGAGACACAGACGAACTGAGGTGGCACCACGGATTTGATCCGTCCTTGGAAACAGGGACGGATTTTTTATATTAGCTACCGCTTACAATTCGGGGATGTGTCTTTTGGCGTTCCCGTTAATGATGCTCAGAAATCCGTTCCGCTAAACTATTTTTTGAAAGGAAAGATGCAGTATGAGCAAAAAAAGTATGAAAATCAAAGAGTTGTTCTCAGGACAAGCAACGCAAATCGAGGGAGAAGTAACAGTTCGAGGCTGGATCCGAAACCACCGTAAGCAGAAGAATATGGGATTTATCGAATTATATGATGGAAGTTGTTTCAAATCATTGCAGTTGGTCTACACAGCAGAGCAAGATGCGGATGGGAAACTGAAAGGATTACGCAACGGCGCGTGCATTGAGGTAACAGGTATTGTACAACCCGGATTTCAAAAGGAGCTGATTGAGCTGAATGTGAAAGATGTTTTGCTTCTGGGTGACTGCACGGAGGACTATCCGTTACAGCCAAAGCGCCATTCGATTGAATTCTTACGGGAAAATGCTTATCTTCGGCCAAGAACGCGATTATTCCAGG